ATATCCTCAAATACTCCGATAGGTTCATCTGTTTTATGTTGATATAATAATTTTACTTTACGTGCAGGTCTAGCTTCTAAAGATTTAGTGAATGCACCTTTTTGCATTATATCACTACCTTGATCTTCATTACCGAATATAGAACCATAACCTGTAAATATTCCTTTTTCTCCATTAGCTTTAACTTCTGAATGAAAGGTAAGTTTTTTAATTTCTGTATCGCATTGACATATTCCGTCATCATGGCAAACACAGACACTTTTCATTGGTTCTTTCTTTTTAGGTTTTTTATAAGATGATGAATATTTATCTTCTTCTTCATCTGATCCATAACCTTTACTAATTGCTTCTTCATAAGCAGAATGTGTTCCACATGGCATAAAAATTGTTTTACCATCTTTGTCCATACTGTGTACTCCAACACAACCTATCTCTTTTGCTTTATCTCTAGCTTCAGTAGGGTTGTCAAATATATCCTCATCTCTTGCTTCTTTCATATCTTCTTTTGGTTTTTTTGCTTTAGATGAGATAACATCTGTCAAAGACTTTATAGCTTGTCCCATCTTTTCTATATCGTTCATAGAATATTCCTCCATTTTTCTATTTTCATATTGAGAACTACATACAGCTAATCTTTGATCTGTTGCAGGATATTCAGAAGTAGTTTTGTCATCTGACATACATCTACTCATAAAATCCTCTCTCTGTTCATTGTTGTTTGGTTTTACTAAAGGCATTATTTTTTAATTACAAGCCCTTTAATTTTTTGAACCCATTTATATTTGTCATTACTTCTACAAATACATATTCCGATTACTATTCCTATTATTAGTTCCATATTATTTCTCCTTATATAAAGTCTGGTGTTGTATATATTACAGCACACCGACAGTTGATTGTTTCTCCAGCAGAACCTCTTGGGTCTCCTGGAAATTTTAAAAGTTCTCCGCCAACAACAAATTTACTTTCTAAAGCAGTTTTTTGTCCACTAGCTATTGAATGAGTGAATCTAGTTCTTTCATCTTGTATTGCAATCCATTCTTTAATAGTTCCTTTTATTTTCATAGACTCAGCAACTGCTTCATTGGCAAAAGAAGCTACTCTATGTGTTTCAGTTCTTGCAATCAGGTTTGATCTATACACTCCCATACCGATTAAGGTATTTCTTAAAGCTGTACCTGTTGCTTCTGTAGATAGACCATCATTATAACTACTGTCTATAACTTTGGCTAATCTCTTTCTAGTAGTATCGTCAATTTCAGTTACCCAAAATCCTGTGTTAGTATCTATAAATTCTTCTAACCTATCGTTAAATTCACTATCAAAATCTTTAACAAAAAATTTTCCTGTTGCGTATGATTTAAAAGCACTAGCAATAGTCATATATTGTACTCTGAATATTCTTTTTAACTGATCGCTTTGTTTTCTTAACTCAACATCAAGTTCAATTAAACTTCTATTACTATAAGCAGTTTTAACTTTCTTTCCAAAAGTATTAAAAAAATTCTTTAAAACATTTTGAAATTGTTTTCTTAATGGTTCTCTTAATCTATTTTGTGCCAACCAAGTTCTTTTCTTAACGTCTTTAAATATCTTTAGTTGACGTTGGTTATAAATCATTAGAAGCTATTTAATAAACCAGTTATTTCTATAACTCCATGTGTACCATTAACAGTAGATATAATAGCTATTTTATGACTCGTTGGTATATTAACATATAAAACTTCACTTCCTACTAAAGCACATGATGTTGCTTGTGCGGCAGTTGGATCTACGGCTATTGCAAAAGAAAGTCTGTTAGCTGTTCTGTTGTGTAATCTGTATAATTGATTAACATTAGCTGTTGGTGTTATTTGTGCTGATGTGTTTGTTGATGTTGCTACTTGACAAGCGGCAAATTCTAATCCTGTTGGAAAAGATAATGCTGATCCTTGTCCTATTGTATATGTGGTTGCTTCTGTATTTCTTATCATTGTTTTACTCCTTTTATATTAATGTAATGTTTTGTTTTCGTGATCTGCAACGTCAAGTAAATCTTTAATTTCTTGCATATATTCTCTTTGACCAAAATCTATGCTTTGAGTTAAATAAATATAAGAAGCATATCCTGCCGCTTCTTCTTTATTTTTAAATCTACCTACCTTAACCACTACTTCAAACTCTTTTTCTTTCTTATCTTCTTTAACGTATAACTCTACTTTTTTAATTCTCATTTTTTAATTCTCATGTTGCTAATGGGTGTCCACTTGGTAATAAATCTAAATCAAATTTACCACCTCTAAATTTTCCTGTTCTAACTGCAAATAGAAACGCATTAACTCTAGCATAAGCCCATTGGTCTGATGAAGTAACACTTGGTCTAACACTTCCTGGATTAGTATTGTAAGCACCAACTCCTCTCCTGAATACAGAAGATAACATTCCTAGAGTAACTTTCTTACCTGCTTTATCTCCATGCTTCTCATTGTGTTCATCAACCTTTTTCTTTAATCCTGTTTTAACTGCCGCTGAAATTTGTTTTTCTTCTATTTCTGCTTCATAATATTTTTCTGTTTCTCTATCTATTTGTCCAGCTACTTTCTTAGACCAACTGAATCCAGCATCACCACCCCATAAAGCCCATGCTATTCTACCATTACTTGGATAGTTTTTTTCTCCAGGTCTAAAACCTTGTGCTTGTTTATCTACTTCATGTCTGCTGAAGAAACTAAACATTCTTTTAACTGTACTAGGTGATAGGTTTTCTTTTGCAACAATTTGACTTGCTCTAGTTGCACCTATTCTTGTGCCACCTCTATTAAATTCTTTTCTCCACTCAATACCCTTTTTAGCTTCAGTAACCATGCCATCTGTAGGTGTGGTATTTATGTCACTAACTGCTTTCATAATCTCATCAATGACTCCATAGCTATCTTCTTCAATAACTATTGCAGGTTCTAATGTTTCTTCTACATCTTCTTCAACTGGTATGTCTTCACCAACATCTGTATCTGTTTCTTCAGTAGCAAGATTTAAAGGCATTAAATTAGATGGTACTAATAAACTATCTCCACCCTCTAATGTTTCATAACCTAATTGTTCTCTTGCTTCGTTTCTAGTTAAGATACCTTGTGTTACTCCAGCAACTACTGATTCGAAAACTCTTTTTCTTTGTTCTGCCATAGCTGGTATAGAGTCAATATCATATCTTAGTTCTAGGTCTGTTCCGAACATTGGTACTAACCATTCGTTTAGATCACCTTGTATTCTGTCTAGTAAAGGAATAATTGTTTCGTTGTATAAAGCAAGTTTTGCTTCTGCAAAGTTTGAATAAGTTTGTGCATCAGGAATACCAATAAGCTGACTAGGTACACCATAGACTAAAGCAATATCTTTAGCTGACATATTTTTTAATTGTATGAAGTCCATATCCTTAGGAGATAGACCCATCTCTTTCCAATCAAAGTCTCCCTCTAATAACATTGGCTTACCAGCATTACCAGTTCCACTAAATCTGTGGTTGATGTCGTTTACTAATTGACTTCTTTGAACGTCTGTTAATTGAACGTGTCCACCTGTCTCATCTTTAGGTTTAAAGATAACAGCACCACTTGGTCTAGCACCATTCTGTAAAAGGTTTACGTTATGTTTGTTTGCTAAATTGTGTTGATCTATATCTACACTACAAGCCTGTATCGGTGACATACCATAGTAATCATCTAATGGATTAAAAAGTTTAATGTGTTTGATTTTAGAACTACCTGTTGCTTGATCTACTAAGTAACTCTCAATAACATTACCACCAATAACATAATCGTATGCGTCAGGCATAGATCTCATGCCAGTTCTAATCTGCATTCTGTCAGGTCTTAAGTTGTATAGTTCTGTAGGTGGGGTTCTATCTCCTGAAACAGATAACATATAATTGTTTCCTGAGATTAATAAATAAGAAAATGCCGCTTGAAAAAATTCAACCTGAGACATTGTTGGGCTAGGGTTATATATCAAATCTAATATAGGGTGATTGTCTATTTCTTGATCACCTCTAAATAAGTTTATTTTAACTCTACTAGCATTGTTTGCTATCTCAT